TCGTATGGGTGTTCGATGGTGTGTGTGTGTTTGGTGGTGGGGGGCCGGCGTTTTTTTGGCTGGCTTAATGTCTGCGTGTGGTTTTGTTGCCTTGCTGGACCTTTAGTGCTTCTTGGCTTGTCTTGAATCGATGACAATGTGGTGCTGTGCGGTCGTGTACTGGTGCAAGGTTGCCTAGGCTGTGGTCGTCTCCTGCTATGAGGTGATCGACTGTGTCTGCTCCTGGGTTACCGCATAGGTGGCAGATGCCGTGGTCTCGCTTCAGTACTATGAGCCTTCTTGTTGTCCAGTCGCTTGGGAGTCGGGCCTTACGGGTACTCCCTACCCATGGGCGTTGATGTTGGGGGCATCGGCCTTTGTAGGTTGCGTGTTCGTTGCAGTCGAGGCAGGGGGTAGGTGCTTTCATTCTTTACCTCGGCTGGGAAGTGTTGCCCGTGTTGTGCTGCCGTGGCTACACACAACGCCAACAAGCCGGGACTTTCGCTTGCCTGTCATACCGATAGCACCTTGGCTATCTAACTCGTAGCCGAAGCATCGAGGGATGTGTGGACCAGCAGGGATTCGAACCCTGGTGCTGTCGCCGTTCCCCTAGGGGTCTTACAGCGCAGACGAAACCGACCTAGCCCTAGACGTTAGAAGCCCACCTGCCAACCCCTCAACACACCGCCGAGATGCTTACAGCGTGGCGGATGTGGAGTCCTCTAACTCTCTCACTAGAAGTAAAGGGTTTGAGGGGGTGGAAAGTAGACATCAGCTTTGGGATTCGAAGAAACCTGTTCGGTCCTCTTCAGGTGTCTCGAAGTAGTCCGAGACAGATACCCATACGCCTAGACCGCCGACGATCACTAGCAGGGCACCGAAGAACAGGGCAAGCCATACGAGGAACATCATGCGTCGCCTCGGCCCATGCTCTTGATGTAGCCGGCCAGGCTCATGATCTTAGGCAGTTTGAACCCTGACCAGGTCTTGATGTCGGTGGTGACGATAGGTGCAGCGGTGAAGCCTTGGGCCTTGAACTCGTCGAGCTTGTCTGGGTGTTGGGTGAGGTCCACCTCGGTGTACTCGATGCCCTCACGGTCGAACACCTTCTTGGTTTGCATGCACTGCACACAGTTCGGGGTGCTGTAGATGGTTACTGGAACTTTAGCCATGGGTCTTTCCTAGTTCTTTTAGTACGAGGTCGATAAGGTCCTCGCGTGTGAGGGTATGTGGTTTCGGGTATGGTGCGATCTGCCCTGCCCTGTAAGCCTGCTTGTAGTGGCGTTCGCAGAGGCCGTGTGACCTGTTCTTGCTGTCGCACTTGGTGCAGGTGGTGTGTTTGGTTTTTGGTGAGCGGCGCGGATGCTTACGTTCGAAGCACCAGCCCTTGCTTGCGGTCGTTGAACCGCACACGCACGTCACTTGCCTTCGATCATGTCGATGATGGATTCGAGGTAGTTCACGGTGTCGCTCTCGTCGGTGATGCAGTCCTCACAGCACTTCTCAGGCTTCAGGTCCTTGAGTAGGTCGAGGATGCGTTGACGTTCTGCGTCTGCTCCCTGCTGGCGGTAGTAGGAGCGTGTGTTCTCGCCTGGACTCACTTGTTCTCTCCCTTGATAAAATCAGGCTCGCAAGGTTCAACCCAATCGCAGTTGTTACAGTATTCGTGGCGTGTGCCACAATCACAAGGCGCACCAAACACATCTAGTTCGTGAATGTGCTTGTTCTCTCCCTTGATAAGAGCGATGAGTTGGTTTCGGTACTCCCCAAAGGTCATCTCACCGTCGAAAACGGCATCGCTTAGAGTTTGGAACTTTGTTGCATCGCCATTGGGATACTCAACGACATCTAGCAGTTTGATGATGCGGTTGCGTTCGTTTTCAATGCCGACAGATAGACCCTCCTCGTAGCCCTTCTGCCAGTCCAGGTCAAACTCTCGACTCATAGTGCGTTCTCAACTTTCTTCTTCAATTCGGCAAGCGTGCCGTCGTTTACGATCACGAGGTCGAAGTCGTAGCCGTCTAGGGCGCGTTCGCTCACGTGGGTGTTGGCTGGTTCGGTGCCTGGGCGTTCGATACGCCAGACCTGACCGCCTGCGTTACGGACCGCGTCAGCCTCGTTCTCGAAGCGCACGTCGGTGAACACGGTTGGTCCGTCAATACGGGCCATGGCGGTACGCACCCAGATGTCCTGCCCGAACATGTGACGGCACACCTCGGTGCCGAACCGTTGCAGGAGAGGGCGCAGCTCCTCGCTGAGGTCTTTCAAGCCTTCCCAGCCGACCGCTGCAACAGCCTGCTGAAGGCTCACACGGTAGCCGTCTAGGTCGATGCTTGGGTTCAGCGTCAGTAGGGCCTCGCGCATCGGGTCAGCGAACGCCACACGCTTGAAGCCGTGGCCGGCAAGAGTCTCAGCGACGGTGTCCTTGCCCGAGCGTGCATAGCCTGACAGTCCGATGATCATGCGGCATTCCCTGTCAGCAGGAACCGCCAGGCGGCCTCGTAGGTGATGTCTAGGTCCTTGGCGAGAAGGCGAATGGCCTTCTTCACTTCGGCAGCAGACTCCTGAGGTGGGGTCATGAGGTAGCCGATGAGCTTGTCGCGTGCAACGGTCTTCGAATCCATGATGTGAACTGGCAGTGTCATGTTGCTATACCGCCTGCCATACGATGGCGTTACGGCCCGACCAGGTCTTTCGGCGTTCGCCCGTGTCCTTGACCAAGCCTCGGTCCACGAGTTCAGCGCGACGGCTACGGATGCCTGACGCAGAAGCCAACTTCCAGCCGTTCGAGCCGGCCATGGCATCGAAAGTGTCGACCAGTTCATCGTCGGTGCGTGGCACAGCCAGGCAGAGCAGGATGTTGACTTGGGTTTCGGTGATGTTGCGGACCGAACCTGCGGCCTCCCATGAGGTGGTCGGGTCGGTGATGCGTGCGGTTGCCATTAGTAGTCTTTCCCTTCATTTACTACGTCAAACAGTTTGGTGAGCGACCATTTGGTCGTGTTCTTGAGTGCGTCAAAGGCGGTGTGGTACTTGCCGGCCGCTGGTGTGATCACTTCAAGCTTGTTGGTGCGGAGGGCCGCCGAGTATTCCTTGCGTGCGTCGCGTGCGCTTGCTACGAGGCTGTCGAGTTCAGCGCGGCTCATTAGTTGGCCTCGCGGTAGAGCTTGCGTGCGTAGGCCAGGAGGGCCACGACAGGGGCGAAAAGGGCGGTGATGGTGAGAACCGCACCCAGCCACTCAGGCGTAGCCTCAACAAGCCACGAGAGGCCTGCGAACATGAGATACAGGCAGGTGAAGAAGCCGACCACGGCGAAGAAGTCGCGCATTATGCAGCCACCTTCTCGCCGTAGCCAAAGATTTCGTGCTTGAGCTGGTCGCTGTAGAGGCGAGCGGCAGTCGAAACAAGTTGGGTGCGCAGTTGGTCAACGTCGAGGTTGTACTTGACGATTACAAACTCAAGCTTGCGCTCGTATGTTGCCCAGGCAACTTCACGTGCCTCTAAGTTCGAGAACAAGGTCGATGCCTTTGAAGCGATCCAGAGACCTGCTAGTTCCTCGATGTCTGCGTTCTTTGTGTTGCTCATTTGATTTCCCTTCAAATTTGTTTCCGGCTTTTGCCGTACTTCAACATTAGTGGGAATTGTCAGTAGAAAGCAAATCTCGCTGTATGTTTACGAGATTGTTATTTTCAGCATCATCCAATTCGACGGTCCGAATAGCGACGCGCACGCCTGCATCCTGGTCATCGGCATAAACCTTCGCGGTGTGCCAACGCACGATCAGCGCGTCATCCTCAAGGGCCGTAGAGTCGACCGAGAGCGCATCCCCTAGGGCACGCTGCAACTTATCCAGGTCAGGGGCCACGCTTGGGAGCAGACGCTTAACGCTCTTAGGGCGAGGCATGAAGAACGTAGCGTAGACGACCACAGGGACCGTGAACGGTGTGCGGTCGCCCGACGCTACGAACGCTGTCTCCACCGCGCTGGCAATCGCCTTACGCCAAGGCTTCACATCAGAAGCCTCAACGAAACGACCGTTGCCCACATAACGCTTCGACCCCTGCGGTCTAGGGGTGCCGAACGCGGTGAAGTACAGCTCTTGTCTAGTCACGGTTCGCGTACTGCCAACCTGCGATAGACCCAGCGATCACAAACCAGACACCCGAGATGAGGTCAACCCACTGCAGTGCTGGAATGCTAACGACGGTGCTGTTCCCGATGAGCAGGATGCCCATCAGGTAAGCGAAGATGACGGCAAACATCAGAACGGCATCTCGTTGCTGTTGTCCCACGAGGTGGCCGGTGCGCTCTGGCCCCCACGCTCAACAGGAGTGACCTCCTGGGCGCGGACCTTCAGCGAAACCCCCGTGCTGCCATCCTTCTTCTCGTAAGTTCCCACCTTCAGCGTTCCCTTTACGCGCACAAGCGAACCCTCAGTGACAGTTGCGCCCTCAGGGAGCGTCACGTCAAAGTAGTCCTTGCCAACGGTCTCCCACTGGCCCGTAGTTTCGTTCTTGGCACGCTGCGAGTGTGCGACCTTAGCGGTCCACCCCCACGAGAAACCCTTCGTCTCGTTGACGTAGCCCTCGAACTCGATGTTGATAGCCATAATCTGGCCTTTCTTCTAATTGGGTCCAGCTGATAGACGCTGGCTCTTTTGTTGCATCTTCAGCCTAGTTAGGGCTTCCGACATTCTTGACGCAGACACGGCACAGGAGCAGGCTCTTGCCGTGCTCACACTTCGGTGCCGGCCTTGCCTCAGCCTTTGCTTTCTCTGACTCGGCACGCTGGCGTGCGTTCTCGGCGAGCGCGGCTTCACGATCGGCTTGAGCCTTGGCCCGTGCAATAGCCGCCTTCTCCTCAGGCGTACGTTCACGCTCTGGGTAAGGCTCGTTCTCCCAGCCACCCTGGTTCAGCCACTTCTCACCGTTCGGGATGAAGTTCTTCGGTGGCAGGTTCGGGTCGTTCGCGAGACGGCGTGCACCCTCGATGAGCGTCTGAGGCGTCACAGGGTCCTTGGCTCGAGTGCAGACCTTCACGAAACAGTTGTAGACCGCTTGCTTGTACTGCTTGCGTGGATACACCTGCCAGAACTCTTCGAACGCTCCGTCAAGCTCGTCTTGACGATAACTTCTAGTATCTGTTTTCTTCTTAAGGAAGTTGTCTTCTATTGCAGGGCGATTTTCCAACGTTGGATTTTCCAAAGTTGGATTTTCAGACTTTGGATTAGGGTCTTGAAGGAACCAGGCGAGTCCTGCGTTCCACCCCCGTGCATCGTGGGTGCGTTCCTTGGCGAGGTAGCCTGCGGCAATCAGCTCATCCATGGCACTACGGATCGCGTGGCGGCCGTCTGCCGTCTCACGCTCAATCTGGCCAAAGGTGATGGTGTAGCCGACCTCATGCGAGAGCAGGTAGGCCAGTAGGCCCTTGCCCTTCATGCTGATGCGGTCGTCGCGTAGCCACTCGTTAGGTATACGGGTAAAGCCCTGCTCGAATGAAAGCTTGCCTCGGTAGATACCGGCAGTTGGTTGGTTCATTTATTCCCTTTCTTGCTCAACAACAATAAAACCATACTCGTCATTAAGCAAACGCCATTCACCCGACATTCGGTCATAAACGGGTTTCGCGCGGAAGTCATCCCACTTGGACAACTTCCAACCGAACTTGCGTGCCAGGGCAGCAGCTCGACCATCCGACTCGATCAGGCCGTTGAACAACGAACACAACACGACCAGGTTGCTGGGTGTGTCGAACGCCTTAGAGCCACCCATGCCACGGTTAGCGCGATGGTTGGGGGAGAGCGCGTCAGTGGCCCCACAGTGGAGGCAGTAGCGGTCACGGGCCAGCAGCCGTTGAAAGTCCTTAGGCTTCATAGCGGAAACCGATGTGCATCTCAGGCATCGTGTAGTCAGGTGCCTGCTCAACCTGTGCTGTGCCGCCTGTAGGGCCGTCTAGGACAGGTAGCCGGCACTTGTGGCCCTCAATCCAACCAGCGTGAATCTCTTCGGCGTTAGGCTCTTCGATTATTTCTATCTCGGCACCGCACGAGCACCGTTCACGGATCACCTTGATGTCTTCCATTCGAGTTCGACCATGCGTGCCATCGTCTGGACCGCCATAGTGGATTCCGACAGTTGCTTGAGGTGCAGCTTGATGCGCCCGACCTTGGCGCGTTGAACGCCTGCCGTGAAGTGAGCGTCAGCGGACCGCAGTTTCGCTATCGCCTGCCGTTCAGCGACCGTGCCACCAGCCTGCAGAAACTCGGTGGCCTCCAACTTGTCTGCGTCACGCTCAAGCGCGGCTAGTTCTTCCTCAGCGTCACGGAGCGCGAGAAGGCCCTCAGATGACTTCTTACGGATGCTGTCTAGTTCGGCAACGACTTGCCCTGGTGTTTCAATCAAACGTCATGCTCCTCGCACATGCGCTGAGTCTGCAGAAGCAGGAGGTGGATGCGGTTGCGCTCTTGAATCCACGGTGTCGCATCCATCCCCATCTTCTTCACAGCCTCGGCAATGAGATGCACCTGGTGAAACGCCTCGGCTTGAATCTTGCGTCGGCGTTCCAACGGGTGTAACGGGTCTTTAGGCAAACGACTTGCCCTTAGCGGTGATCAGGTCGAGGGTGGCCTTGTCGGCTCCCTGAGTGCGTGCCTCGTTGTAGAGTTGCAGGGCCGAGTCGCGGTCCTTCAACTTCTCGATGTCGGCAGTCCAGTTGCGTGCCGGCCTAGGTGTTGCACCACGCTCAACCTTCTGCATCTCTTCACGCGAGGTGCGCTTGTTGCCCGAGTAGTTCATGTTCGCTAAGGCACGACCGATAGCCGAGGTCTCCGCGTTCTCAAGAGCAGAGGTCTTGTTCGCCATGCCTGCGCCGTCAATCTCGAACGCCCAACCAGTAGCCTTCAGGTACCAGCCAGTAGGGTTTTCGAGCATGACCCAAGCGTTCGCGTCTTTGGGGAGAGTCCAAGTCGGCACCCAGATTTTGGCCTCGACAACCCACGTCGACACCGAGCGGTCGGCAGGAGTTGTGTGGTTGATGGTCTCGATGCGTGCGTGTGGGTTCTCTGCCCAAAAGCGCTTCAGGCGTTCTTCTACGGTCTCGTAGTCTGCGAGGTTGAAGTTCGCCATTATGCGAGTCCAATCTCTACGTTGTCGCCCAACACAATCCAGCCGTCAAGGCCAGCCAGCAGAACAGCCTTCTGGTCTGGGTTGCTGTAGTCGTTGCGGACACCGACGATGCGAGCCTGAATGTCGGTCGTGTCACCGTGTGGGGTGCGGATAAGGATTGAGACGAAGTCGTCAATCTGCGGTCGATACTTGTATGACAGAGTCATGTTGCTATCCCTTCTTGTTTACTAGGTATGGGGTGCCGCCATTACGAGCCTGGCGAGTAACCACCCACTTATCATCATAAAGCCCACGCTTTGCATTACCGAGCGCATCAAGCACGCGGCTCTTCATCTCGTTAGCGTGGGAAGTCGCATCATCCAAAGCAGCGATTGCGTTGCTGTAGTGGATGAACAGGTCACCAAGTTCAACTGCGCCCTCGGTGTCGATGTCTGGGTGCAGTTGGCGCACCGTCTCGTAGGTGGAAGTCGAACCGTCAAGGTCCGGCGCGGTGTCTGCGAGGATCAGCTCACGCATCTTCTCGACCTCGCTCAGGTTCGCGGCCTGCTCGAACTCGTCGGCCCAAATCTCGAACTCGGCATACTTGCTACCGCTGAACAGGACCACCACGAAGGCACGGTTGTAGCCGAAGGTCTGCAGATACCACTGCACCTGGGTGCGGTAGTAGGCAGGGACACCGTCGCGCCAGTCATCCTCGTAGCGTGCGGTCTTCACCTCGACGATTCCACGGTGCACGCTGATGGACTGGTCATCGCCGTGACGGTCCACAACATCCCACTCGAACACGCCGTCAGGGTTGGAAATCTGCCACGGGCGAGTCTTGTTCGCGTAAGTGCCGAAGCCTGTACGGACATGGAACTCAGGATGCTCGTCAGCGAACTTCTGCAGGATCACTGCCTCAAGGCGAGTGCCCCACTCCATCGCTTCGGTCTGCGAGACGGTGTCCTCGATGCGGCCCGTCTTGCGTGCCCACACACCGTAAGGCGAGGTCCAGGGCGACACCTTGCAGATGCCGGCCACATCCGAACCGCCGATGCCAGTCTTGCGCAGCTCGTGCCACTCAGGGCTGTTGGACTTGAAATCGCCGAGCAGTACGCCGTTTCCAAGGATGTCAGGTGACCTCTCTATAGTTACTAGAGCCATCAGTTTTTTTCCCTTCTCTGGTGGTTGCAGGCCGAGGGTTGAGCATTGCTCCCCTCGGTTTTTGCATTTCCACAGGTTTTCGTTTACGCTTTTCACATTAGTCGGGTACTCCGACATTTAGTAAAAGGGAAACGAATGGAAATAGATTCAGAGAACCTCAAGGACTTGTTGGCGTTGCACAAGGTCATTGACGAAGCGTCGGAGCGACCAGGCTGCCTAGACACAGACCCTGAAATCTTCTTTGCGGAGAAGCCACAGAACTACGAGGATGCACGCAGCGTCTGCATGAAGTGCCCTGTGATTACCGAGTGCGCGGTCTATGCGATCAAGTGGGAGCATGACGGCTACTTCGGTGGGTTGACTCCACGCCAGCGTATGAAGATGCGTGCCATGGCTAACGCCCGAAAGAGGGCCGCATGAGCTACAGGACCGTCGAGGGCGATAACGAGTACTACTACGGCACCTGTGACCGTTGCGGTTTTGAATGGAAGTTCCCACAGACCTACGCGCAACGAGCCACCTACAGCATGGATGTGTGCAAGGACTGCCGTGCGAAACCAGTCACCCACTCTGGCCCAGCGAACGACTACTGCCTGCCATGGCAAGGCGATGTCGACCTAGACACGATGGCTCCGCTCGACGATGACGGAAACCCCTACAAGCCAGGTATCCGCACCTGCGGCAACGCCGACTGCATCAGACCGAAGCACCTCATCAGCGAGGTGCACACGCGCACCCTGCTACGTCGCCTCGGTCTTCCCATACCCAGCACTCTTCTCTAGCCACCAAGCGGCCGCCTTCCACTCACCCTGGTTGGCGGCCTTTTGGATTTGGGCGAGGTTGCGCATGATCGCTTCGGCCCGTGCCTTGCGGCTCTGCTCGTAAAGCTCAAGCATTGGAGCAAGGTCAGCCGGCACTCCCTCGCCACGCTCCTGCATCTCGTTCGCACGCTGCCCCAGTTCCAGCCAGCGGTAAACCGTCTGCAAGTTGATGCCTGCAAAGTGAGCGGCAACCTGAATGTCTGCGCCACCTCGCAGAGCGTCAAGCAGCGTCTTCGTCTTCGCCTGGTCCACGGAAGCGCTCGCCGTCTTGGTTGATAGGGACTTCACCTGTGTGCTCCATGTAGCGTCGGAGGATTACGTCGGCATAGATGGGGTCGAGCTCGACTAGCCGACCGATGCGGCCCGTCTGGTGGCAGGCAATCAGCGTTGACCCTGAACCGCCGAAAGCATCGAGAACAATGTTGCCTGGCTGTGTGCTGTTGCTTATGGCCCGTGCGACAAGCTCGACAGGCTTTGTCGTCGGGTGCAGGTCGCTGCGCTTCGGGCGAGGGATGGCCCACAGGTCCGACTGCTTACGGTCCTCGACAGGCGTTAGCCGTGCTGCGCTCTCGTTCCAGCCGTACCAGATTGGCTCGTACTGGGTGTGATAGTCCTTGCGCGACAGCACCAGTTGATCCTTGGCCCAGATAATCGTGCTAGACCAGTGAAACCCTGCCTCGCGCAAAGCCTTGTCGATGACCGGCCACTCCTGCGCGGACATGACCAGATACACCGCTGCACCAGGGCGAGAGTACGCCTTGAGCTGGGTGCTGAACGCCTCGCAGAACTCGTCAAAGGCCGTGCCCTGGTTGTCGTTGAGAATCTTGCGTGGCTTGTAGCCCTGAGCGTTGCCCTTCTTCACTGCCCCGTAGTTGACGTTCCACGGCGGATCAGTGAAAACGAGGTGCGCTTCATCGCCCTGCATCAGGTCTCCGAGGTCGCCCGTCGAGTCACCTACCAGCAGACGGTGAGGGCCAAGGCTCCAAACATCTCCTAGACGGCTCTGAGGGTCGCTAGGAGGCTCTGGAATGTCGTCAGGGTCTGTGAGTGCGGTCGGCTCATCTGAGGCCGTCAGAGAGGCCAGCAGGTCCTCCACCACTTCTGCCGTGTAGCCCGTGCCCTCGAAGTTGCCCAGCGACTCCAACAGCGCAGCAAGCGCATCCAGGTCATAGGTGGCCATGTCCGAGTAGCGGTTGTCGGCAAGAACGATGCGTGCCGCTTCCTCGTCGGTAATCTCCCACAGCCACGACACAGCAACCGTGGCCCAGCCGAGAGCCTTCGCGGCCTTCCACGTATGGTTGCCGGCCAGAATCTCGCGCGTGTCATGCCGCACCACCAGAGGCCGATACTGCCCGTTGATGCGCAGAGAGTCTGCAAGTGCAGAAACATCCCCTACACGAGGGTTCCTTGCATAGGGGATGAGGCTGTCAATGTCCACCTGGTCGATGGACTGATCAAGAATCAATGGGTCTCCTTAGAGCTTGTCTCCTGCGAGAGCGTCAACGAGACGCTGAATGGCACGCTGCACAGCCTTTGCGCCACCATCCTTGGTGATGCCGCGCAGCTCGCCGATCTCCTCATAGGTGAGGCCGTCACGGAACCGCCAACCCAACACCTGCTGAATCTCAGGGTTGAGGCCGTGATAGGTCTGCTTGATGTCGACGAGGATGTTCAGGGCCGTGTCGTAGCGGTCCGAATGCGCGACAGGTTCACCCGTCACAGGGTTCTCTGCCACGGTCGTCTGAGGGATGTCCTCAAAGATGTACGGCAAGGCACGCTCCACGAGGGCCGGCGTATAGAAGTTGTCGGTGGCAATCGGCTGGCCCACCTGCGCGGTCTGCTGCTTGGCACAGAACTTCGCGGCCTCACGACGCAGAGACACGTAAAGCGCCCCGTTGTCGCCAGGCTGAACACGCCACCTGTCAAGGTGACGCTGGTTCTCGAACATCCACAGATAGAGATGCTGTTGCAGGTCGTCAATCTCGACCGCAGTCCACTTGGACCCGATGCGCCACGCCACCTTCTCGGCGAGGCGCACCTCTGAATCTAGAACTGGCAAGCATTACTCCTGAATGGTGGTGGAAGGGAAGCGAGTGCGGTCCCACGTGTACGGCATAAGCGACTCAACCTTCTGAGCGCGAGTGATCGTGCCCTTGATGATGCACGGGTCAGAGACGAGGCCAGCGGTCTGCGAGAACCACGCTGATGCGTCACACAGGGCACCGCCCTGAATTAGCCACGTGTCGCCAACGAGCTGCTGGCAGATCAGGTGGTGGTAGTGGCCTGTGAACAGAAGGTCCGAGTCACCGATTGGGTCTCGTGCAACCGCCATGTTCTTGAACCAGTTGAGAATCTTTGCGGCAGGCGTGCCCGTGGTCCGTGCAACATGTCCGTGGGTCAAGCCGATAACCCAACCCTCAACCTCGACGGTCAGGCTCAGGCGTTCCTTGTGTGGGAACGAGAACGTGACGTGGCCGAACTTCTCACTCAGCGCGAACGCCTCAGCAATCTGCTCGACCACAGCCACGTCATCGTTATCACCAAGAGTCGTAAAGGCTTTGCCGTCTGCACGGTTCTCGCCGTGGTTACCTGGCACGGTTGCCACATGAACAGGCAAACCGAACGAGGCAATCTCAACCAGAATCTCGGTCAACAGACGGCGGACCAACTTGACCTGTTCACGGCGGTCCAACTGCACCGAGAACGTCTGCATCTCATACCAGCCACTAATGCCCTCAACAAGGTCACCAGTGATAGGGATGAAAATCTTCGAGGCTTCACGGCCCGACCTCTTCAACGCAGCAAGGTCATCCTTGACCAGTTGAGGAATCTGCAGAGCACGGTTCACCATGCCGGCCACCCCGTCACCGTCAGCCTGACCAGCCTGCAAGTCGGTGATCTGCACAAAGTAGGTGCGCGAGTTGTCCACCACGGTAGACGCTTTCGGCTTCGCCTTCTTTGCTACGGCAATGATGTCGTCAAGGTCCACCGCGTCAGAGAACACACCCTTGCGACGGATACGGGCCTTGAAATAGTAGAAGCGTTTTAGTTCGCCGTTGCCGATGTTGCCATCCCACGCGCGCACTTCCACGGTCGAGCCGTCAACCTCATACTCTGACGGGTCAAAGCCCTCGGGAAGTAGCTCACGCAGGACCGCAGTCCAGTCGGCAGGAGTCTCAGCGTTGTCCTGGCGGAGAACAATCTCTCCACCCTGCTGGCCCACATGGATACCAGGCTGGAAACCGACAGGGTGTTTCTCGGCAGGCTTCCGCACGTCACGCGAGTTCTGGACCGCCAACAGCGCATCCAGTTTCTCGGTCATGCGGTCACCGACTTACGGCACGAGCAAGTGCCACGACGGTGATAGTGAATGTTCGTTGCTCCGATGTCTATGCCAGCCTCTAGGAGGCGCTTGCGTAGACCAGAATCGGAAAGGCCACCTTCAGCCCAAGGAGTGTCGACAAGGTTCTGCAATGCAGTCTTGTACGGCTCAGGCAGATCAGCGATGGTGCGTGCCAACTTGCAGGGGGTGTTGCCTCTGCTCGGTATCGGTGCGAGCAATGCGTCTAGGTTCATGAGGTCCCTTCATAGGGAGCAATACTTTTGCCCCCTACAAAAGAGCCTAGTCACCGAACCTGACAGCATTTACATGAAGCGCGGTTGGCGTGTCGCTTGTGGCATGTTGCGTTCAGCCAGAGAAAGCAAGCGGCACAACACCATGAGCCTGAAGCACAGCACGGATGTGGTCGTAGTGCTCCATCTGCGCGTCATGCATGGACTGTGTTTTGAACATGCGGTCCAACACAATCAGGTCCCTGCCGTCAGACAGGTGCGCGATACCGAACAGCTCGCAGGCATCCTGCTTCATAATCCAGTCGAACACCAGGTCCTCGTCTGGCGTGAACGGGCGAGTGATGCAGACGACGAGGGCGGCACCGCACCACGCCTCGCACTCCCCG